CCTGCGGCATCTTGGTCCCAAACCACTTAATAAATGTGTGAAAAGCTTAGTGTTTATCGGACTTTTCAAGTTCAGTTGCCTAACATTTGCCTTGCATTTATTTTTTAGCTTATTTTACGATTGAGAAAATCATCAAGTTTTTTCGCAGGTGCTTCAGTATCATCTTGCATTAAATGCGTGTAAATGTTCAAAGTGGTTTCGGGCTTGGTATGCCCTAACTGGTGTTGAATGTAGAGAATATCATAGCCCGAATAGAAAAGATTTGTTGCGTGGGTGTGTCTAAGACAATGAGCTGTAAACGGTTCTATGACCTGCGGAATACCGTCGGGGCAGTATTTACTGCGTGGAGCAATGCCGACAATTTTGCCTTGCTGTGAATTGAATGCTTCGAGGTTTAGGCAATTGATGTAACTCTCCCACAATCTCCGCCACGCTGAATTTGTCATAAGTTTGCCTTTGGTGGTTGTGACTACATAATCAAATGGGGAGTGGGGTGCAAGGCTTTTCAGATAGTCTGACAGAACGGTCGGAATATCAACCTTGCGGACACCTGCTTCTGTTTTCGCTCCTGCTTGTATATAAGAATTGTTTCCGTCAAGAACCAAAGTCTGATGAACATTTATTTTGTTGCGTTTCAAGTCAATATCTGCCCATTGCAAGCCGAGGCATTCACCTCTTCGTAGTCCTGCAAGCAACATAATCATTGCCGGCAATCTTCCTCTGTGCGGAGTGTTGATTATTAGCTTTTGCTCTTCGGGTGACAAAGCTCTGCGCTCTTTCTTTTTTGCCGCATTCTTAGATATTTTGACATATTTCAGTGGGTTGAAGTCGATAGCTCGGTTTTCAATAGCGTACTCAAACACTCGGCTTGCAGTTGCGATGAACTCTTTCAGCGACTTTTTCGCTGTTGGTTTGCCTGTTGTAGGGTTCTTAGCGGCTAAGTCAAACACGATTTCCTGAAAATCGGCAATTGTCAGCTTGTTGATTTTACAATGCTCAAGTTCTGCAAAATGTTTGAGATACCGTTCAAGCGTTTTGTATTGTTGCGGTGTTTGCAGTGACCTCTGAACTGACAGCCAGCGTTTTTTCCAACAGCCGTATGTATCATCGGAAGAGATGTCTATGCCTTTGCCGAGTTTTTGTTTTAATTCGGCGGCAAGCGTTTCAACCTCTTTTCGTGATGTGCCGCATACGGATTTGTACTTTCGTTTACCGTTTTCATCCCGACCGATATAGATGTTCTTCTGATAGCGACCGTCTTTTCGTTTTTTCATAATGTAATACACTCCTTTTGCTTTAAAAAGGGTGCAAAAATCCCCTGATATTCAATGCTTGAAAATTTCAGGGGATTGTGGTACAATATCATTGCTTTTAGTAGTATCACTGCACCCTCCGTGTGGTGGTTTCCGCTCTGACTTGCGCCAACAGGTCAGGGCGGTTTTTATTTTTATTTTAATTTTTATTTGCTATGAGCATTTTAACCTTTGCATTATAACTTACTTTATCGTTCTCATCGTAATGTTCACCAATTGTAAAATCGTTAATGCCAAGAATTCGCTCTTGATTTTCTTTAACAAAAGCTACATCTTCTATATGGAGATTGCCGACATCTAAACCGTTGACAAGCACCTTGATTGCAGGCTCGCCTTTATAATCGTATTCCTGTAACTGCACATTAAGCACTTTGCCTGCTTTTTTGTCGGTTTTGAGTTGTTTAAGTAACTTCTGCCTGCCCTGAAAGGTAACACCTGCAACTTTAAAAACTTTCGTGTGCGACTTGCCCGATTCCGGTTGCATCGCAGGAGTTTTTACCTCTGATTTTGGCTTTTTAAATAATTTTGATAATAATCCCATAATAACCTCCTCATTGACACATAATGTCAAATATTATATAATAATATTCGAGGAGTTCCTACTTCTCTAATCCTTATTTTGACCGCTCACAGTTCCCGCTGTGGGGGGTTTTTCTTTTTGTTGATAAAATCTGCAAATTGTTCTTTCACCTGTCTTTCAAGAGGGTGCAGATAAAAGGCGTTTCTGCGTTCGAGCTCTGCCATTCGTTCAGCCCTGTAGGTTGCCGCCTCAAAGCTAATGTCACATAAATTTGCAATTGCAGCGGCATTTGTTGCGTGTAGCTCATGGAGTACGCAAGCCGGAGCCAACAAATCTCGAGCAAATACATTTGCTGAATGTTCGGCATCGTCGGTTGTTGCAAATCCGTTGCCGTTTTCCTTAAACAAGTGACCTAAAAATATATGACCGAGTTCATGCGCAATTGTAAATCTACATCGCTGAGGGGATTGCTCATCAGCATAGACGATGTACAACTTATCATCTTGCATCAAAGTTATTCCACTCTCATTTTGGTGTAGCAGATTGACCGCCGAATTTTTTAATAAAACAATGTCGGTTTGATTAGCTATTCGGCTTACCTTAACAGGTAGGCTATCTATATTATAATCAATCAAACATTGCCAAGAGGCATTGCGTGCCTGTTTGTATTTACCATAATTCAAGTTTTACCACCTCGTAGGTATTGTAACCTATGAGGTGTTTTTTATTATGTAATGCTTATAAGTCTGTATCGTCAGGCTCAAACTTACTGAGATCAGGAAGATTAACTATTTCAATAGGTTGATTGTTGCCGTCACTTCGTGCGGCTTTAACCGTTGGTATCAAAATTTCATCTTCCACACCAAGCAATTTATCAACCGCAGGTTGCATATCAACTTTATTACGATAAGCAATCATAACTTTCTTTTCGTGAGCACTTAGAGAGAAATCGTTATGTTCTTCAATTTTTGATCTATTAGGCGATATATCAAAACCCATTAGCCAAGCTTCATTTACATTTAATGCAAGACCAAGAATAAACAATTTATTTTGTCCGGGTTCAACTTTTCCACTAACATACTGACTTAAATCGTTTTTGTTTAATTTAACACCGTATGCTTCGCAAAAAGGCTTTGCCATATTTAGAATATCAATTTGCTTCAGATTTCTTTCTGACATTATTTGCTTTAATCGGTACGAGGTACTGTATTTTTTCAACTGTATCGCCTCTCTTTGTTTGAATTGTAACACAACTTGAACAAAAGTTCAATAGTTTAATGAAAAAAAGTTCAATTTTTTTGAATTTTAGTATTGACAAGCAAAATATAATGTGTTAAATTGTAATTGTTCAAAGATATTGAACTCCAAGGAGGTGATTTAATGCCATTTGATTACAGTAAGTTAGAGGGATTAGTTAAAGAAAAGTGCCGTACACGCATGAACTTTGCAAAAGAAATGGGGCTGTCAGAACGTAGTATATCTTTAAAAATGAACGGCAAAGTACAATGGAAGCAGAGTGAAATTTGTAAAGCGTGTACGATTTTGCAAATTGACAATGCAAACATACCAGAATATTTTTTTAATTTAGAGGTTCAATTGCATTGAACATTGCCGCCTTATTATCTCAGAAAGGAATGATAAAAATGGATTTAAAGCCGTGTCGGGTTTGTGGTCGGAAACCGATAATTGAACATTGGAGCAGTGGCGGAATAATGTATATGGTTAAATGTAATAACCCTGATTGTCCTGTCCCTGTGAATAGCTATCCGACAGGAAGAAATTTAAACGATGTAGAAGATGAATGGAACAAGAGGTCTGATAATGACAAACTTTGAAAAAATCGGCACTTGTACGATCAATATAGATTTGAGGTGAAGAAGATGAATGAATTAAAAAAAATCCCTACCGCTCAGTTGGTAGAAGAGCTGAGCAATAGGGAAGATGTAGATAGTTATACAGCCACCGAATCGTATGGTGTATTATTACACAAAGCAAAGAATGTGGATAAAAGATATCCTGTGGGAACAGTTGTGTTGTTTGTTAATCCACAGGGTAGGTGTTCTGAGTGATGTATTTAATATAGTCTCTGTAAAAATCATCAAAAGCAACAATTGTATTATCATCGGCATTTTTTTCAAGATAATCAAGCATTACAAATTTGCAAACGCTCTCAGGAAAATTATTGTCGGCGATTATGTCATTAGCTGTGTTGTATGTAACATCACTATCGATAACAACTTGTTTGCTTAACCATTTTTTAAAGCTCAGCACAATGCACACCTCACTTTCATTATATAGTGTAATGAATTGCGGTTCATCACTACATATAGTATATCATAGAAAGTTGGTGAAATCAATGCACATCAATGAATTTGCTGAAATCTTGCTTAAAAGCAGGAAACAGAAAGGTCTTTCACAAAGCGAGCTTGCTAAGAAATCAGGCTTTACTAAAAGAGCTATTCAGTATTGGGAGAAAGGCAAAAAGAGTATTTCTCTTGAAAATGCCGACAGGCTCTTAACGGCTTTGAGTGTAGAAATCAAGATAGGTAAAACAGAAAGCAGGTGAGAAAATGGCAAAACTTAAACTTATTGACACAAAGGACAAGTTTCTTCTTGAAATTGACGGAACAGAAATTCCGTATGTTACAAGCTATCAGATAACACGAACGGTCAGCAAGGTTGTACTGCTCAAACTGGCACTCAGCGTAGCTGATGTTGAATCAGTCGAAATCGTTTCAGACAAAATTACCAACGAAAAATAGGAGGTGTACATATGCCGAGAGAAAGACCTATCATCAATTGGGATGAAGTGCCGGTGATAATTGATGTGCCGTATGTGGCACGGTTGCTTGCACTTAATGTTGATTACACAACACGGCTCGCACAAAGGGGCATTCTTCCTGCCCACAAAATCGGAAAGCTTTGGCGATTTGATAAGGAAGAAATCAGACAATACATAAAGGAGCATTAACAAATGTGGCATTTAAGAAACTACCCGACACGCAGAAAACTGCTCAAAGATGTTAAGGAGTTAAGAGAAGAAAACAAAAATCTCAAAAATGAGTTAAAAAAAGCTCGCCTTGATAAATCCCAAACCGAAGAAAATTACACAAACGCTCGATATGCATTAGGAGGTTATAAAAACGAGAACACTAAACTCTGTGAAAAACTTTCAATGTATGAATCAGCAAAGGCAAAAACATATGGTTTTGAATGTGTGGGGGTTGAGAAGTGATGAAAAGACCGTGTAATGCTCCCGTCACTATTGAAGGCTGGTCAATGAAATGCAGTAGTCATAATTACATTACTTTATATTACAACGGTAAGTTTGTCCGCTGTTTTGATAACGATCTGTATAACGAAGATCCGCTGAAAGATGAATATTACGCAGAACACATTATTAACGCCATCGAAAAAAGAACAGGAATGAAAATCACCAACATTCCGATAGTTGGAACAGCTGAAGATTTTGACGGATTAAGATTTTTAAACGGCGGTTTTAAAAAAGGTGCCGATTGGTTGTTAAATGACAAAGAAAAAGACCGTTGACTGCTTGCAACAATCAACGGTCCGCAAATAAAAGGCTATTTGCAATCTAACTAATATTATCATAGCAAATAACCTTGCAAAAATCAAGGAGATTATAAAAATGGAAAGAAAATCTAAATTACAGATGATAGCAGTGGACAAACTGCACCCACATCCACAGAACCCTCGAAAGGTTATCGGCGATGTTTCGGAACTTGCGGAATCTATCAAAGCAAACGGTATCTTGCAGAATTTGACCGTAGTGCCAAACAATGATAACTGGGATGATTTTACTGTTATCATTGGACACAGAAGATTAGCAGCGGCAAAGCAGGCAGGATTGACTGAACTGCCGTGCGCTGTTGTTGAGATGACTGAAAAGGAACAGTTATCTACAATGTTGACCGAAAATATGCAGCGGTCAGACTTAACCGTATATGAAGAAGCAAAGGGCTGTCAGCTCTTGCTCGACCTCGGAGATACGGTTGCAGAGGTTGCCGAAAAAACAGGATTTTCAGAAAGCAAAATCAGACGGAGAGTCAAACTCTGTGAACTTGACGAGGAATCCTTCAAAGAAAGCCAGCTAAGACAACCGACCTTGCAGGATTATGAAAAGCTCAACAAAATTGAAGATATAGAAGAACGCAATGCGTTATTAAAAACTATCGGCACAAATAACTTTAACAGCGCAATTTATGCCGCAGAAGCAAAACAGGAGCGCAAACATACTCGTGATGAAATCAAGAAAGTATGTAGCGATAAAGGATTACTTGAATGCGAAACGAGCGGTGCACCGAAAGGATATAAATACGAGGGATATCACAACCTCTCAACGCTTAAAGATAAATCTTTTGATGACGGCAAAAAGCGTATGTACTATATGTCGGCGTACAGCAATGATATTAGCGTTTATGTTGAAATTACCAAAGACGATAAAATAAAAGCCGACGAAGAATCTGCCAAAAGAGAATCCGAAAGGCAGACACTCAAAGAACTGCGGGAACGAGGAAACGAAATTGACGATCGCTGTGAAGCTCTTAGAGAGGGCTTTATGCTTGACGCAAATTTTAATGATAGTGACAGTAAACGAAATTTGATTGCATACATAATGTATGCAATGTCTGCAAACAGCGGATACGATGATGCTGCTCTTCTTAAAATTGCCGGACTTAAATACGATGAAGGCGAATGTATAAACCTTGACGATTGTCTTGCAGACACAGGTAAAACGCTTATGGCTATGGCCTATGCGTTTTTCAGCGGCTTTCACGATAGTAGCTATATTGATTTTTCATATTATGAGGGTGTTACTCGTAACATCAACCCCGAACTCAACAGATTTTATAATCTGCTATGTAAACTCGGCTATGTGATGAGTGACGAAGAGATACAGCTCCGTGACGGCACACATCCGATTTTTACCGCCGGCAAAACAAACTAAATAAGTTAAATAAGTTAATCACACAACTGCACTTGTGAGATTATATAAATCTCATTTAATACCTTCTTTCTTTAATTGTATTTTCGGGTAGGTGCAGATGCCCGAATAAATTAACCGATAACAAGTTCTGCACAACTTGTTGTATAAACTTTTACTCCTCTTGAAATAAATTCTGACATTATATAAAGCGGAGTAGGTGCAGATGCTCTGCTTTTAAAAAATAAGAAAATGGAATTACTTGAATTTAAAAACAAAATTTTTGAATTGCTCAATGTCACCGAAACATCGGAAATCGGAAACGCTTTACTTGATGTTGTTTTAAAGCCAAATTTTTATATTTTTGATGAGTATAAAAAACTCGATGACGGTTCAAAAGACTGGTTACAAGCTTTATGGCAATACTACGAAGCCGACAGAACAGAAAAGAAACAGGATTATACCCCAAAAAGCCTTTGTAAATTAGTCTCTGCTTTAGCTGGTAATTGTGAAACGGTTTACGATTGTTGCGGCGGTAGCGGTGCTTTAGCAGTACAAACGCTAAAAGATAGTAAAGCGAAATTTGTTGTTGTTGAAGAGCTTGATGAAAAAGTTATACCATTTTTGCTTTTTAATCTGTGTTTGCATAATGTAAACGGCTATGTTTTAAACGGCGATGTATTGACGCGCAAGTTTTTTAAGATATATAAACTTTCGGCGGATGACAAATACAGCAAGGTGGACGAATTGCCAAGCAACGAACAAATCAATCTGCATTGTGATGTTGCAGTAAGCAATCCGCCTTACAACATCAAATGGCAACCGCCGTTACCGCTTGAAAATGACATTAGATTTCCCGTTATTCCACCCGCAAGTAATGCAAATTATGCTTTTGTTTTTAATTGCATTGCGAAAGCAAACAAGGCAGTCTTGATTCTGCCAATGGGCGCGTTGACGCAACGCAACGAATATGATATACGAAAATATTTGGTCGATAATGATTTGATTGAGTCAATAATTACTTTACCAAATAATATGTTTGAATGTACAAGTATATCAACCTGCATAATGGTTTTAAACAAAAACAAAGCAAACAAAGGCAAAGTGAATCTGATACATAGCATTCAAAACTTTGTCGTTGAAGAGCGAGAACAAAATGGACAGTTTGGCGGTAAAAGCCACACGAACAGAACTTACAAAAAGAAATATAATGTTTTGTCCGATGAAAATATAAATAAAATCATTCAGGTTATCGAAAACCTAACAGAAGTGAATGAATTTTCTTTGATAAAGTCAAACGCAGAGATAGCAGAAAAGAAATATAAGCTCGCTCCAAGTATGTTTTTTGATGTTAGCATTGAAGATTTTGAAGATAGCAAACATCGTGATTTGCAAGAAATAGCCAACAATATTAACTACATCATTAAAATGCAAAACGCTTGTAAATTAGTAATCAATGAGACGATTGCTAAGAAAATGGGCTTTGATATTCAGCTTTATAAAAATGAGTTCAAAAATTCAAATCAACTTGCAGATGAACAGTCTGAATTGTTAGGCGTTAAGATTGAAAGGTCTGATTATATCCAATTCACAAAAAATAAAAATGAATTTATGTTTAAGTGCAACGACAAAGAATTTTTGCCGGATATTTTCATTCATTTTTTGAGAATATGGAAAAACCAAATCTCTTTGCTCAATACGATGCAAAATCAGTATTTATCAGAACTCAGGGATGCAGAACTCCCTGAATTGATGTCTGGCAAAATCTCATTAGACGATAAAGGAGAAGGACAATGAAAATAAAAAAAGCATTCGACATATGCAAGAAAAATAAAATTATTTCCATTTTCGGCAACGAAAAAGGCGAGCAATGGCTGTCAGACGGCTATGCGGTCTATCCTATTTTCGGCTTGCCGGAACTCAATGAAGATTACATATGCAAACTCTATGACATCAACGATGCGCAGAGAGATAAGATTAGATTTACAATCAGTCAAACCAAGCCGTTGATTTGATGTTGAGGATTGTTCGGCGGATGAAACACCGGCTGAAATGTGGGATATAAGCATTATATACGACGGTAAAGTAATGCTCCCGATTAGCACCGCAGAGGGCTTAATGTTTATTGACAGAGTATATCTTAATCCTTTTGTGGATATGCCAAACGAAACAATGGCACTTGCACTGCGTAAGGACTTCAAAGGTACTCCCTATTTTGCCGTTAAATTCGGAATGATTGCATACGGCTTTATATGTGCTTATGAAATTGTTGATGAAGATTTTGTGAGACAATTGAAATCATTATACATTGAAAGCGATATGATTTTGAAAAATGAGAAAGGATGACCTGCCGATGAAGCAGTATGAAGCTGACCAACAGCGGAAGTTATTTCAGTGGACGACCTTCATCCGGGCAAAGTATCCTGAAATTGATTTGATGTTCCACATTCCGAACGGTGGGAGTAGGAATAAGCTCGAAGCGGCCAACCTTAAAAAGCAAGGGGTAAAGGCAGGTGTGCCGGATTTGTTTTTACCGGTCAGCCGTGGAGGTTATCACGGCTTGTTTATTGAACTTAAGTACGGCAAAAATAAGCCGACCAAAAAACAAACCGAATGGCTTAAAAGCCTTAATGAACAAGGCTACGCTGTCGCTGTATGTTATGGTTGCAACGAGGCAAGCGAAAAAATATTAAAGTATTTGAAATTAGGTGAAATAAATGAGTGAAGAAAAAAAGAAACGAGGTCGCAAGAAGAAACTCGACCGAATAGACAGGATGTGTCTTTACTGTTCTGATTACAACGCAAAGCACGGCACAAACTACAGCTACGGAGAATTTGTAGCGCAAATCGCCGCAAGAAAAATTAAACCGCTCGGTTTGTACGATTACGCAAATTAGGAGGAAAAGAAAATGATTGATTGTACGAAAACTGAAAATTATTTTGCTGAAAAAAAGAAGAATGACGAAAAGACGACTGCAACTGCGACTGCGTAAAATGTTGGAATCAGCCGATTGAGGAGAGTGATTTGGTTGAGTCAGAGAAAATCGATATCAAAAGCAACAAGGCTTAAAGTTTACGAGAAGTACGGCGGCCGCTGTGCGTACTGCGGTTGTACACTCGAATTAAAGGACATGCAGGTTGACCATATACAGAGCGTGTACTGGTACAATGGTGCGAATGACATCGAAAATTATAATCCTGCTTGCAGAATGTGCAATTTTTATAAGTCAACAAGGACAGTCGAAGATTTTAAAAAAGCATTGGGAAAGTTGCTTTCGGGCCTCGAAAAGGTTTTTATTTTTCGATTAGCGATAAAATATGGCCTCATTAAAAAAACTGACAATCCTGTTGTATTTTATTTTGAAAAGAAAAATAAAGCAGGTAAGGAGAGTGAAAAAAATGATGACTGAACCCAAAAAAACAGTTCCAGCGGAAACACAGGACAGACCGACAGCGCCGGCAGAAACATTATCAGAGCTTGACAAGCTCGTTGTTGCGTTTATTGACGGCGCTCTTGATGTTAATGAAATCAATAAGCTTGATATATTCAACAGATGGCTTGTTCTGTCAATGTCTGCCGTATATAGCTGTACGAAAATAGGATTGCTATCCGCTAAGTCTTGTGTCAAGGCCAAATACAAGCTCCTGCAAGAGTATCGCAGGTTTAGGACTGACACTTTTTTTGCAAACAAGGAACACATCGAATGGATAAAAAGGACGAAAGAAACTTCTTGCAAATTAACGGAGTTGTCAAAGGCGATTGTCGAACACGATACTAATGCATTGCAAATTGCTTTACAAATAATTGACCTGCTCACAAAGCATGACGTTTATAATAAACTTTTTATTCTGTCTGATACATCGGATACATACAAGAAAAAGTGTTTAAAAACACTAACCGAAAATGATACAGCGTTTTTGGACGAGTTCGGTGACATACCATTTGTGGATTTGCTCTTTAAATTTTACAAGTCCGCGGAAGAAACGAGAGCATCAGAAATTTTCAAAGAACTGGATGCTGACAACATCAGAACTGTAGCTTGTCACGTGCCGGTTAAGTCGGATGATTGTCGAGGAATCGCAAAAAGCTACAAAGAATACTTCGGTATTTAAAGTAAGGCAATATTCTTGCCGTGTGCAAAATCTTAAAGAAAATTCAAATCAAGTTAATCCTATATTCAAAAAGTAATCAAAGTGACGACTTCCGCTTTGATTAAGCCGTTAAAAAAGAATGCACCAAAAATTAAACACACAATTGCAGCGGCAAGGTTGCACAAAGCAGTAACTCAAGTGGTCAGGTTGGGTTACTGCATATTTATATCATCTGACTTTTTTAATACGATAACAGAATAATAAATAGTCACAAAAAAGGAGTTGGGATACTCCTTTAATAGCCTGCTCAAGGAATTAATTAAGTGACCGTTTTTGCTTTTACATATATAATAAAGGTTTAACTATGTTTACATACAAGTGTGAAATCAGATCAGGCCCTTTGCTCGAGGTCAAATTTTATAAATCAATTCGCAGACGGAATAAAAAAAATCTCGCTCGACAAATCAATCAATCAAAATCAAGTGAGAAGCAAACAAAAGCAAACCGCATTAGAGGAGAACAGCACACGCAACGACTTATCCTCTGCAACTTTTCTGAGGGTGACTGGTTTGCAAGACTTTCTGCGCCTTATAAAGAATTTACCGAAGATGAGTTTGAAAAAGTTGTGTCGAATTTTTTTAGACGAGTGAAACGCAGGACAGATAAAAAACAAATTAAATTTAAGTATATCGGGTACTGCGAATGCGGCAAGCTCGGAAAAAATTGGCATTTGCATATTGTAATTGAGAATTGCGTGCGTGAAATATTAATGGAATGCTGGCCGTGGAAAAACGGCATAAATTTTACGCCACTCTACCAAGACGGCAATTATGCTGACCTTGCAAAATACATTCGCAAAGATGTCAACGGAAAAAAGCGGCTGAAAACATCTCGCAATCTCAATAAGCCTGAGGTCAAAGTTGTTGAAGGAAAAAAACGAGAATACAGAAAACTCGAACGGGGTGAGGCTCTGCCTTGCCCGGACGGATATTATTTCTACAAAGACGAAATGTGGATAAATGATTTCACAGGCGCAACTTTTCACTTTACATATTTATCCAACGCTCACAAGCATAAGAAATTCGGAGGTGCAAGAATTTGAGAGATTCAACGAAAGATTATACGATTGCGCAATTCAGGTCATATGCTGCTCTCGGCTGTCCGAGCAAAGCACAAATCATTTCTGACAAAACAATGCATCAAGCACTGCGACTTGACTTGCTTGCCGTGATAGACACATTAAATGCCTTGACGAACAGCGGAAAAGACTACATCTGTCAGGCTGTATGTGCTGTTTATTTTCCTGCACCGACAGAAGAATTAAAAAAAGGTGAAATCAATTCGAGGGTAATGAGATGTGCTCTTGAAAACTACACGGACGAGCGAACTGTGTGGCGCTGGCTGAAAGAGGCAAGATTACTTTGTGCCAACCTTCGAGGGTTGAACACAGGCTATTTGTACAACTTGCACAAATAAAGATGTCAGTAGAGAAAGCAGTTGAGGGTTTATACTTAGAGTATGAAAGACTATGCAAAATCTTTTTACTTATCGCAATCTTGGAGAGCTTGCAGAGATGCTTATTTCCGTAAGCAAAGCGGAGTGTGTGAGCGTTGTGGTAATGCAGGCGACATAGTTCACCACAAATGCTACATCAATCCTGACAACATCAACAATCCAAAGATAACTCTGAACTTCGACAATCTCGAATTGCTCTGTCAGGATTGTCACAACAAAGAACATATGTCAAAAGGCAAAAAGAAAAATAATACTCGCTACTCTGTCGATGACGAAGGAAACATACTACCCCCCCACCTCAAAAAATAATATATCCCCCTGAGAACCGAAGGGAGGGACTTAATTTTTCCTCTCTCGTGTGTGCGTGCGTGAAGGGGGGTGAAAGGAGTGATTTTGTGGAAGATGAAAAAACATCTGAGCTTTTAATTTCAGATAAAGCAGTTAAACAGGAAATGAACAGACTTAAAAAGATTTTTAAAAAGCATTATCGAGAAATTGACGAAAACGGAAAATCTCATAATAGCGACAAAGGAGAATTGATTGAAAGGCTGATTTCCGAGGCGGCTTTCATTCGTTGCGTACTCTTAGAAGCCCAAAGGCTCATCAAATCACAAGGCCTTGAAACCACAACGGTGAATGCCTCGCAGAAATTCCGCAAGGCAATTCCTGCCGTTACAATTTATTCTGACTATATGCGAACTTACACCTCTGTAATCAACACTTTGATTTCCTATATCCCCGAAAAATCAGAGAGAAAGCAGTCAAGACTTGAGGCGTTAATGCTTGGCAGTTAATTATATTCAAGAATATTACAATCGCATTTGTAGCGGAAAAATCGTAGTAGGAAAATGGATTAAAAAAGTTTACGCAATGGTTCTTGAAGGCATTGAAAAAGGCTTATGGTTTTACGATGAATCAAAAGCTGATAAGGCTGTAAAATTTATTGAGAATTTTGTGCATCACAGCAAAGGCCGACACGATTTGTTGCACCTTGAGTTGTGGCAGAAAGCTATTGTAAGTTGTCTTTTTGGCATAGTCGATAATCTTAACAACAGGCAGTTTCATGAAACTTTGATTGTAGTAGCTCGCAAGAACGGTAAGACATTATTTGCAGCGGCAATTGCTGAATATATGGCATATGCTGACCGTGAATACGGAGCTGAAATTTACTGTCTTGCCCCAAAATTGGCACAAGCAGACCTTGTATATAATGCTTTTTATCAATCGGTTAAACTCGATGAAGAATTATCATCAGAAGAAATGACGAAAAAAAGAAAGAACGATATCTATGTCATTCCGATGAACACGACGATTTCAAAAGTCGCATTCAACTGCAAAAAAGCTGACGGATTCAATCCACATCTTACAGTTTGTGATGAACTTGCCGCTTGGCCGGGACAAGCAGGTTTGAAACAGTATGAGGTAATGAAATCAGCCCTCGGCTCACGAAAACAACCGCTTATTTTATCAATAACTACAGCCGGGTACATCAACGACGGAATCTACGATGAACTGTTCAAGCGCTCTACAAGATTTCTCAAAGGTAAACTTGGAGTAGGTGAAATGAGATTACTCCCATTTTTGTATGTGATTGACAATATACAAAAATGGGATGACATCAACGAACTAAAAAAATCAAATCCCAATCTTGGAATATCAGTTTCAGAAAGTTATTACCTTGAAGAAATTGTTGTGGCAAAAAATTCAACCTCGAAAAAGGCTGAGTTTATGTGTAAATATTGCAACATCCTGCAAAACAGTTCTATTGCTTGGCTTGCATATGAAGATGTTGCACTTGCAGGCGGTGAACCTCTTAAGTTAGAAGATTTTCGTAAATGCTACGCTATCGCAGGTGTTGACCTGTCAAGAACAACTGACCTCACGGCGGCAACTGTTATAATCTGCAAGAGTGGCCACTTCTACATTTTTACACAATTCTTTATGCCCGAGGACAGCTTCAAAAAAGCCTGTGAAAATGAGCCTGAAACAAAGTACGAAGTGCATAGAGCAAAAGGAAGAATTGCCATTAGTGGCCAGCATTTTGTTGATTATCACGATGTGTTTAATTGGTTTGTAATGCTTCGCAAAGAATACAAAATAATGCCGTTAATGATTGGCTACGATAGATATTCAGCGCAGTATTTAATTCAAGATTTGGACGCATCGGGTTTCAAGGTTGATGATGTCTTTCAAGGTACAAACCTTTCGCCAATTATGGATGAATTCGAGGGCTTGTTAAAAGAAGGCAAAATACATTTTGGCGACAATGAATTGCTAAAAAAACAGTTCCTTGATGTCGCTGTGAAAATTAACGATTCAGATGAACGAAAGAAACCGGTAAAAATTGAGAGCAGATTGCACATAGACGGACCTGTTAGTGTTTTTGATGCTTTTACGGTAAGAAGTAAGCATTATAAAACACTTGGCAAAATGTTAGAAAACAGAAAGGCGGGATAACTTGGGGATTTTTCAAAAACTTTTTAAACACTCGGCTAAAGCATTCCTGAATTTTTCCCACAGTGAAAGCGGAAATAATTATAACAGCCGTAGCGAGATTATCAACAGTATTGCAGATAGAATTGCGACACAAGTATCGAAACTGCAACCGCAGGTTATAAGAAATTCCGCAAACGGAACAGTAATCAAGAATGACAGTCTTGCTCGTTTGCTGTCAACCCGACCTTGTAAAGAGCTGAATACTACAGATTGGCTTTATAAGATAGCCTATCAATCGGTTATAAGCGGTGACGGTTTTGCTATTATTTGCTATAACGATGATTTCTCGGAAATTGAGGCTATTCGTCCTGTAATCTGTACAAATTATCGCATTTTTGAAGATGAAGGTATATTATTTTTTCGGTTTATCTGGTCGTATGACAGCAAGGAATATACAGTTCCCTATGATTGCGTAATTCACTTGAAAGACCGTCCGGGTAAAAAACGATTCCTCGGAAGTGATCCTGACGATGATTTAGCTACATCGGTAGATATGCTTGACACTACATATGACGGTATCAAAAACATTGTGAAAAATTCTGCTCACCTCAGGGGCTACTTGAAATTTAACAACTTCATTGATGAAGAAGATTTGAAAAACAAAATCAAAGAATGGAAAGAAGCTTATATGACCGCCGAGAATGAAGGTGGCATTGCAGGTCTTGGCTCGGAATTTGAATTCAAGGAATTAAATCAAACTCCAAAAAGTATTCCAACCACACAGCTTTCATTTTTCAAGACTAACATTTATGACTATTTCGGAGTATCTGAAAAAATCATTAAAGGCGAATATTCCGAAACTGAGTGGAATAACTTTTACGAATCGAAAATTGAACCCATAGCGATGAAGCTGTCACTTGAATTTACCTATAAGATATTCTCGGAGCGCGAAAGAGGGTTCGGAAATAAAATTGTTTTCGTTGCTAACAAATTACAGTATGCTACTACACAAACTAAGATGACCGTTATGCAAGCGTTGTTTGATCGTGGTTTTATTACTATCAATCAAGGTCTTGAGATGATGGATATGCCGAGCCTCGGCGAAGAAGGAGATATCAGAATGGTAAGCCTTAACTATGTTAAGACTGATGACCAGTCATTATATCAGACAGGAAAGGAGAACAATGATGCCCCAGATTAAAAATAACATTAACGAAATTTTTCACATTCGGAATGAAACTGAAACATCAGCGGATTTGTATTTTTACGGTGACATTGTGAGTGACCGTTGGAGCGCTTGGAGTGATGAGGACCAGTACCCGGAAGCCATTCAGCAGTTGCTCAAAGGTCAGGAAGGCAAAGACCTGAATATCTACATCAATTCAGGCGGTGGTGATGTTTTTGCCGGTATGGCAATCTATAACATCATTAAAAGACACATAGGCTTTAAAACCGTTTATGTTGACGGTCTTGCTGCATCCATTGCATCAGTTATTGCAATGGCAGGTGATAAATTGGTAATGCCTAAAAATGCGTTTCTGATGATACATAAACCGTGGTCTTTTGTTATCGGTAATGCAAACGATATGTTGAAAGAAATTGAATTGCTTAATGCCATTGAGCAGAGCATTGTCAATATATACGCAGAACATCTTGCTGATAATGTTGACACCGAAACAATCGCAAAAATGGTTGATGCAGAAACTTGGCTCACCGGTGAACAGGCGGCTGAATATTTTAGGGTAGATGTTGCAGCGGAAAAACAGATTGCCGCTTGCACGAGTGCTCAATTTAAAAACCAGCCCAAAAATCTTGTAGTTGTGACTACTGAAAGAGAGAAAAATCTTTCGGCAAAGTCATCAAAAATAAAATCGCTGTGTATCAGCGGAATTTTGAAGGGAGAATGATTAGTAATGACTATCAAAGAACTTAAAAACAGACTTAAAGAAATTGCTGTTGAGGCAAAGGCTGCTGAAACAAGCGGTGATGACGCAAAGCTCGACAAATTGATTGAAGAAGCAAACACAATCAATGATAAAATTGAGCGTGCACAGAAGCTTGCTGAAATCGTCAAAAATGCTACAGCGGCAGAGGAAAGTGAAGGTGAACAGCAGGAACCTACACCTGAAAACCTCGCAGAAAAAAGGGGCAAAAAGCTCAAAAACGGCGAAACAGTAAGAATGAACAAGACGATTGTAACGCCAAAAGCGGCAATCAGTACAACAACAATTGCTATGCCACATCACACAGCGGAAGATGTCAGAGATACATTCAATGATGTTTCAAGCCTTATCGATGCGGTTAAGATTGTTCCTCTCGACGGTGGCGAAAGCTATCAGAGAGGTTTTGTAAAGTCATATGGTGAAGGCGACTACACAACAGAAGGTTCAGACGCGGCAACAGCAGAACCGACGTTCGATTATGTTGATATCAATAAAACCTACATTACTGCATATGCGGAAGAGCCTAACGCAATTCGCAAACTTGCCCCGGCGGCTTATGATGCCGTAATCAGCAATTCTACATCAAGAGCCGTAAGAAAGAAGCTCTCAAAGCAGATTCTTGTAGGCTCAGGTGAAACCGGTTCAATTGTCGGCATTTTCAATGCACCTGCAAAGGTAATTGATCCTACCACGGATATGGAGGTAACCGCAATCACAGGAACCACCCTTGACGACATCATTTACTCATACGGTGGCGAAGAAGATGTTGAAGGTTTTTGCGGTCTTATTCTCAACAAAGCCGACCTCAAGGCTTTTGCAAAGCTCCGTACAGATGACGGCAAGAAGGTTTACGATATTAAGAACAACGGTAATTCCGGTACAATTGACGGCGTTCCGTTCATCATCAACTCAGCTTGTAAAGCTGTTTCGGCACCCGGAACAACCAAGGGCGAGTATTGCATGGCATACGGTCCGTTCTTTAACTATGAACTTGCTGTTTTTTCTGACATGGATGTGTCAATCTCAACTGAGTACAAATTTAAATCAGGACAGATTGCACACAAGGCTGAAATGTATGTGGGCGGTAATACGGCATCATACAACGGCTTTGTTCGTGTGAAGAAAGGCTGATGATTAAATGTCATCAACAGACGATTTATTGACAATGGCTAAACTCAGAGTTCGCAAAATTAGTTCGGATGCCCTCGATGAGGACATCCGACAGCACATTGACTTTGTTTTAGCTGACTTGGAGCGCATAGGAGTGCATCCAAGCTGGCTCAAAAAACCTGACGCACTTATAAAAGAGGCGGTACTTGTGTACTGCAAGGCAAATTACGCAAAAACAGTTGATGATAAACTGACAAACAGTTATAACATCATCTTGTCGAAAATCAAAGGCAGACTGAAATATAGTAAAGTGAGGGCAAACGATGAATAGTGAATGTATTGTTACCTTGGTTTCACTGAAATCGTGCGGAACGAACTATATCGGTGAATTTATTACCAAGGAAGTAAAAAGGCAGGTTTTCGCTGTTAAAAAGTCTGTGAATCAATCAGAATTTTTTCAGGCTGCAGCGGCAGGATTTAAACCCGACATTGTGCTTGACATAAGCGAGTTTGAGTACAACGGAGAAAACTTCTGCATTCTTGCAGGTCAGCGGTACAAAATTTACCGCACTTTTTCGGCGAAAGATACAGAACGAATGGAACTGTATTTAACGGCAGTAGTAGGTGAAACAAATGTCACTCCCGAAAGCAGTTAAAATCACAAAAAACGGTGTTGAGATAATCAGCAATGTTGACCGTATTCAATATACGCTCAAAGAGCTTGAACGAGCCGCTCTGCGTGATGTCGGCAAGTTGGTATGTAAACGGTCACGACAAAAAATAAAACGCAGGACGGGGCGCTTAGCGAAAAACACGCAGTATTGGGTTCGTTCAAAGCAAAAAACTCCTGACTTGCAGGTAGGCTTTAAGCCGGGCGGATTTTACGGCTTGTATCAAGAAATCGGTACAAGCAAAGCTCCAAAAATCGGAGCATTGAGCGACGCTGCCGAAAGCAACATTAAAGACATTATAAAGATTGAACAGCAATACCTCAGTGCCGTAGGTACAGAAGAGGCAGAACGCAAATTGAACGAGGGGGAATACAGCGGTGAATAGCATTAAAAATTTATTAAATGCGGTTTTGTCGCAGTATGTCCCCTCATTTTTTATGGTTGGTGACGGCTTCCCGAGGCTTGTTTACGAACTGAAACAGCTTTACACCGACGAGCCGTACAAGAAATATCTTGTTACGCTTAATCTGTACGATAGGTTCACCACCGAGAAAATCGACAATATTGTGGATGAAATCTATTCGGATATTGCGAGAGCAACCTATACACAGGGTAAACGGCATTACAAGTTTTACAACAACGGCGACAGGCAGTATGTCGCCGAATCGGACAAAACAATAAATAGAATAATGGCAACCCTTGAATTGAGGGTTTATGAAAGAGAGGACGATTGAAATGGCAACAGTTAAGCCACGAAAGATTAAACCGTACAGCGGTTACAGCAATAAGACGGCTGACCGTATGTTACTTGACGCAGGTGCGTTTTTTGTAAATTACGATCCTGCTACGGACACATATGCAAGTGCTAAAAAGGCAGGTAAATGCCTTGGCGTAACGATTAAAGGCGGTGAATTTTCGGCAAAGCCGACACTCCGTCGTTTGGAATTTGACGGCGTAAAAACAAGAACTAAAGGTGACACAGTAGTTGACGGTTGGGAAGTTTACACCAAGGCAACACTTGCTGAGATGACTACCCAGAACTTCATTTATGGCCTTGGAATTGCCGACAAAGGCACAGACGAAAAGGTCGCAGGCTACGATGTAATCACAGGTAGAGATGTTATTCTTGACGGTGACTACATTAAGAATATCACTTGGGTAGGCTGTCTCCTCGGGGAGGATAAGCCGTGCATTATTCAGGTGTTCAACGGCTTCAATGAGAACGGTCTTACACTTGCAATTGCCGACAAGGACAACGGTAAGGTAGAAGCTCAGTTCTATGGTAACCTTTCACCCGAAGTTTACGATTCAGAGGACGAAATCAAACCACCGTTTAAGATCTTCAGACCGACAGAAAAAACGGAAACAACAGAAACATCGGAGGCATAATTATGAGAAAATTAAGCATTAAAGACGCATTCACTCTTGCTCGCATTATCAAAAAAGCAGACATCAAAGAGGAAATTGCAGACTTTGCAAATCGTATCGCTGTTAAAAAAAACAGCAAAGATGAAACGGTCAATACCGAAGCGGTCGGCCTTGAATTTGTGATTACTCTGTTAACTTCTTTTTCAAGCAAAGAAACAGAACAGGAATTCTATTCATTGCTGGCCAATATCAGAGGCGACATTACGGCAGATGATGTAAGTAAATTAAGTATCCCCGAGGTTCTTGACAATGTAAAGGCAATCATCAGGGAAAACGATATTAAGAGTTTTTTTACCTCAGCCTTAGTCTTGAAGTAAGAACATATGGAATGCTCGTGCAGTATTGTTGCGGCAATACTGCCATACTGCATGAGTTGTCTTTCTCCGATGCTGTCGAAATTATCAAAAACGCTATAAATGACCGTAATGACGAATTGCTTTATAAAGCCTATATTTTGACTGTTGTAGGAAATTTCACAGGCTTGTCGTACACGGATTTCGTTAACAAGGTAACAGGCTCGACACGGTCCGAAAACATTATTGATACGGTCAATACGGAAGAAATTGAAAAAAAGATTGAAAACTATCTTGATAACTACAAGTGGGAGGAGGTGTAGCTAATGGCTGTCGAAATATTTAAATTGTTCGGTTCTATATTCGTAAATAACGATGAAGCAAACAAATCCATTGCAGAGACCGAGAAGAAAAGCAAGGGCGTTGCTTCAACACTCGGTAGCGGAATCAAAACAGTAGCTAAATGGGGAACTGCTCTTGTGGGTGGAGCAGCGGCAGGTGTAGGAGCATTGTCCGCTGTCGCAGAGAGCACCCGAGAATACCGAACAGAAATGGGAAAACTTGACACAGCTTTCACCACAAACAAATTTTCGGCGGCAGATGCAAAGCAAACATATTCCGACCTCTATGCTGTGGTTGGCGACAGCGGACAGGCAACTGAGGCGGCTAATCATTTATCATTGCTTTGCGATTCCACAAAAGACCTGCAAAGTTGGACAGAGATTTGCACAGGTGTTTACGGTCAATTCGGTGATTCCTTGCCTATTGAGGGTTTGACAGAGGCGGCAAACGAAACCGCAAAAGTTGGACAGGTAACAGGTCCGCTTGCCGATGCTCTTAACTGGATGGGCGTGTCCGAAGATGAGTTCAACGAAAAACTTGCAAAATGCTCATCAGAACAAGAAAGACAGCAGTTAATCACATCAACTCTCACAAGCTTGTATTCGGATGCCTCTGCTCAGTATAAAGAAACAAACGGCGATGTAATGGAATCTAACAGGGCTCATCAGCAGCTGTCTGATACAATGGCGCAAATCGGTGCTGTCGCTGAACCCGTGCTTAATTCGCTTATTGGTTTAGGCGGTAAGCTGCTTGAGCGGTTATCACCGATTATTGAATGTGTAGCTGATAGCCTTGCACCTGCTCTCATTAACATCTGCGAAGAGGTTGCCCCGATAATTGTGTCAATGCTTGAACAGATTATGCCATTGATTGAGGAACTACTGCCGTTTATAGCTCAGCTTATAGAGCAGTTGGCCCCTCTCATCGTACAGATTGTGGAACAATTATTTCCGCCTTTACTGCAAATTATACAGGACTTGTTACCGTATTTCATGCAGATAATTCAGGCTATAATGCCGTTATTCAGTACGCTTGTAGAACTCTTAATGCCCGTAATCGAGATGTTCGTTCAGCTTGCTGGCGTGTTGCTCAACGGCTTGTTGGCGGCACTTACTCCGATTATAGAGGATTTAGCTACATTCCTTAATGACCTTTTAACACCTCTTATTCCAATTATAAGCGAATTATGTAACACGATTGTCGGCATTTTACAGCCTGTTCTTGAACAGTTATCGCCTGTTATTTCACTGGTTTTTGACGCTCTTCGTCCGGTTCTTGACCTACTTGGTGAAATGCTTGAAACACTTATCCCTGCACTTGTTCCGGTGGTTGAATGGTTGGCGCAAATCTTTTCGGAGGTTTTAGGCGGTGCAATTAAAGGAGTCAAAAAAATTCTTGAACCGCTTTCGGGGATTTTTAATGGAATTGTAGATTTCGTAAAAGGTGTGTTTTCGGGAAACTGGGAACAAGCGTGGAACGGTGTTGTTAACATTTTCAAGAATGTATTTAACCTTATACCTGCATTCGTTGAGAATGTAATCAACGGCATTATTTGGATTATTAACAAGCTCTTGGAAGGCGTAAACTGGGCAACATCAATGATAGGTTGGGAAATAGATCCGATTCCGGAAGTAACCTTACCTCGTTTCCGCGCCGGTATTGATTATGTTCCACACGATAAGTTCGCCGCATACCTTGATGCCGGCGAGGCAGTTCTCACAGCTCAAGAGGCTGAGGAGTATCGTCAATCAAAGCGTGAAGGCAGAGGCTCAGTGTTTGAAAATGATTCCACTAATATCATTAACAACATCAGTATCAATATTCCCTCTGTTGCAATTAATAACGACATGGATATTGACAGCCTTGTCGAAGATATGAGCAATCGGTTAGCTGATGAAGTCACAAGGAGGCAGAAAGCGTATGCATAACTTTTATTTCGGAGGTAAATGGCTATCATATTTCGGTGGCCGTATCACAAAAGCGCCACAGCACGAAATCCCCGTCAGAGATGTTTCAACGGTTGAAATCCCGTGCAGAGACGGTGATGTTTTGCTTGATAACGGGCGGTGGCAGAATGTTGAATTTGAGCGCGAAATCTGCTTTTTGCCGTATTTATCCGAACTGTCAGCAAAGCACCTTGCGAGGGCCGTAATTGAATGGCTGACCTTAAATCGTGGCTACCAAAAGTACAAGGATACTTATAACCCCGGATATTTCACCGAGGCTTACATATCAAATACTGACGATATTGTTCGTGAACTCCCAACATTACTTACAACAAAAATCAAATTCAACCGCAAGCCGTGGTGGTATTCAGAGCTTGGACAGCGGACTATTGATTTTGAGGTCAATAAACCGATTGTTTTACATAACCCCGAAAAGTACGAATCTTTGCCGACGATTGTTGTAACTAACACAAACGTTAGTGGTAATAACACTACGGCCATTGCTAAAGTTAGCATAAACGGCGAATCACTTGATTTGAAGTGCACAGGTGGTTATGGTTTCGCCGTGCTTGACGGCGAAACTATGCAGTATATAGCGTACAAATCAGACGGTACAACTAAGTTTGTTGACGATACTATTCCCCCTAAATTAAAAGTTGGAGACAATCAAATGGTTGTAACGACATATAAAAACGCACTATTGTCAATAAAACCGAACTGGAGGCGATTGTAAAAATGTTCCCTTTGTTGTATAAATCGGATTTTAAAACAATCGGCCCAAGTAGATTTAATTTGCTCGGACGGATTACGGAAATAATCAGCGGTAAAGTTACCGAGGAACGAAACGGCGATTATTTGCTCGAAATGGAGTTATCGACAACGGACAGATGTGCCGACTTGCTCGACACGCAGTATTTCATTAAGGCAAAACCGAACCCAACCGATGAACCGCAGTATTTTGAGATTTACGATTTGCAGTACAAAGACAAGAAATCAATCACGGTAAAAGCAAAGCACATTAAACATAACCTGTACAATAACTTTTTAGTTGAAACTCAGAATCAGACAGATGTTGTACATACTCCAAAAGAGTGGTGGGATATTCTTTGCACAGGTCGTGATTTTGAGGGTGATTCGCTGTTTGCGCAGGCAACCTTGTGGGAGCATTATTTTAAATTCGTATCAGATATTACCACAAAATCATCTATGACGCTTGGCTTCTGTACGCCTTGCATGCTCGGAGATTTTATGGGCGGCGCAGACGGTTCACTCGTTGATGTTTTCGGCGGTGAATATAAATACGACAATTTTAATGTATCGTTGCTAAAAAACCGTGGGGTGGTTACAAACTGCCATTTGCGTTGGGGCAGTAACATCAGCAGTCTTACGCAAACGCTTAATTCAGATGATATCTGTTCCCACGTTGCAGCTTATGCCACTTGCCACGACACATACAACGACAAGAATGTCATCCTCTGCTCTCAACCGCAAGAACTCAAAACCCATAAATCTAAGCTAATTAAGGTGAAAACGGTTGATGTTTCAGATGGCGGTTCGGTCTACATCGGCGACGAAACAGGTTACTGGGATTTTAATGCCCACACAGGTGAGAACAAGGACTTCTTGATTCAAAAGCTAAATATTCAAGCACAGGTTTTAAGAGGACAGCTCGTAAACACAAACGGAGCACCTACGCTCAATGTAAAGGTTGACTATCCTCCAACACTTAATGAAATGCTTGGACTGCATTTATGTGATACGGTGTATGTCGATACTGAAAACGATAGTTTACAAGCGAAAATCATTAAGACAGACTATGATTTTGTGCTTGAACGTTGGAACAGTCTCGAACTTGGCACGCCAAAATCAAAGTTATCAGATTATATAATAAAATGAGGTGAAAACATTGAATATTAACCATACCAAAATGACGCTTGAGATTAACAGCTGTAAAAACTACGAAATCTTAGAGGTCAGACAGGGCGACAAAGGCTCACGCATTATTGATTTTGCGTTCACCGTCAACGGTGAAACTGTTAACCTTGCCTCTACAATGTCAGCAAAAGTCAATGCTACGGTTGACAATGTAATCGTTGCGGACAGTGTAGCCGCTGTCGTTGACACCGAAAATAATGTAGTCACAGTTACGCTCACAGACACAATGCTCGCATTATCAGGCATTTGTAAAATGGACATTGTGCTTACAGAAGGCGATGAAATCATAACCGCTGAAACCGTTTGTTTGCGCGTTGGAAAAAGCGTAATCAACGATGATAGCAAAGCCTTCCCGGGAGCAAGCTCTATTGCAGAAATCACAAAAGAAGTCGAAAATGCAAGAGGTAGTTCTAATTCGCTTGGAGCAAGGCTTGATAAAACAGACAAGAGTATTGCCCGAAAGCTCAATTCAATGCCGTTCGACAGTGAACCAAAAAATAACAGCCCGTGTTATCTCACAAGTGGTGCGGTTTACAATGCTCTGCTTGTTAAAGCAGATAAAACCGCCTTGGCGACTAAATACGATTCGTCAAATATTGAAAGCGGTACATCAAAGCTCACGCCGTATTCAACCGTCACCAATAAAATCAAAAGCGCAAGCTGTATGTATAAGACGATTGGTGACATCGTAATTGTCAGTGCAACGGTCAAAATGAACGCAGTATCTCTTGCCGGCAATAGCATGTGTCCGCTGATTGATTTGCCGTACAAATGCATTGCCGAGGACAATGTTTTTTGTGTCGGCATTTCAAACCTTGGCAAGGTCTTTAAATTTGCTGTGTTAAAAAATAACACTTGGTTGCAGTTTTCAACTCAGGATAAGACCGCATATACATTCGCAGACGGCGAGCAAATTAATGTGATTTGCTTGTACAAAATTNNNNTCAGACAGCAGTTTTTGACCTTTAATGGTGAAGAAATGCAGGTGGGCGGCAACATCCGCAACGCATACATGAACAACGAATTCGGCAGAGAACAGTTGAGAAAGGTTCTCTCTGACGAATACTTCAACGCCGTTATGGCTGTATGGGGTGATAATACTGCTGTAGATGATCCGATGATAGAAGAAAGCGAGGTGTAAACAATGAAAGAAAACATTTTACAGGCCTTATTCGCCACTGTGTGCGGAGCAATTGTCGCATATCTTAACATCTTGCTTGTGCCGTTTGCGGTAATGATTGCAGTAATGCTCATCGACTATGCAACAGGAATGGCACAGGCATACATCAGCCACACGCTTAACAGCCGTGTCGGTGTAACAGGCATTATCAAAAAGGTAGGCTATATCGTAGCCGTAGCGGTCGGTATTGTTGCCGACT